AAGAAAATACGTTACCGTGACAAAAAGACCAAGAGAATCAAAGGTTCATTCTGGATATGTACAGATACTCCGGGGAAATTCAATTTGGAAAAATACTCGCAATTCCTTGAAGAAAACGGGTGGGAAGTTTGCCCGATAAGCGAATGAGACGCAGAAGGGAGGGAAGTTTTTAGATGAAAAGAACCAAAGGGACTAATGAAACCATTCACGACGACGATGATATGATTAAAATTGCATTGGAGATATTCCGAACAGATGCTTTCCTAGCAATCAACAAAAAACTGATTCAAAAGGTTGGGATAATTAAGGCTGCATACATTATGAACTTGGTGGACAAGTACAAATATTTTCGGGATAGAGGAATGCTAACTGGGGATGGAGGTTTCTTCCTAACTTATGAAGAACAAACCAAGCAACTAGGTTTAAGCAAACATCAACTCAGAACATGCAAGAAAGAATTCATTGAGGCGGGAGTTTTAAGAACCAAAATGAGAGGTGTACCGCGCAAAGAATTTTACTTCATAGATTTTGGCGAACTGTTGAGTCAATTCATTGTAGATGAGGAAGATGAACCAATTGAACCAATTCCAGATGATTCAACCAATGCAAAGAATGCCGATGAATCGGAAAACCAATTTAAGGACCATTCGTTAAAAAATTCAAGGAATAATGGTCAAAAAATTCAAGGACTAATGGTTAAAAAATTTAACGAATATTCGTCAAAAAATTCAAGCAATATTAAGAAAAACTTATATAAGGAAAACGAAGAAAGGAATATAAAATTATTTGACTATAACACTAACGATGAAGAGGAAAAAATGAAAGATAAAAATTCCCGATACTATGTCCCATTAACGAGAAAACTAGCTTCCATCATAAGGAAAAATGAAAAGATTAATGTGTCACCCCAAAAAATAGCTAACTGGACAAGGGCAATTAAAATGTTAGTAGAAACTGATGGAGTGTCCATTCAGAGAGTACAAGCCGCCCTTGATTGGTACGAAGAGAATATAAACGGCCCATATGTCCCTGTCATTAGGAATGGCTTCGACCTGCGTAACAAATTCATCAACCTTGAGCGTGCAATGCATAGGTCTGGAGTTACTCCTGGTCAGCCGAAGGCGAATTTTGCAGATACCCCCAAAGACCCCAAGAAAGTGTTACAGCAATTCTTCCGTAGCAAAGACTTGGCCAACGTATTCTACCGGGATTGTTATGAACCAGCTGAAGCATTGTTTGAAGGAACCGTTGACGAGGGAACCCTTGTGGAAACCCTTCTGAATCTGTACTCCCAAATCAAAGAAAAGCAGGAACAAAATTTATCGGGTGATTTGGTCAGGCTCCTTCCTGGTCCAATGGAGTTGATTGCCCGGTACATAGATTGGATTCGGGACAACAGTTGGATTACCGACATTAGGTTGGATATGTTTGACCTCAACCATTCATTGTTCAGCAGATTCCGCCGGGACGAAGCCAAGACTGATAATTTTGAACGTGATGCAATAACTGGAAAATCTTATCTGAGGGGATAGGAGGAAAGCTATGCAATACAATCAGGAAATTAAGGCTGACGCTGGGAAACCTCGCTTATCATTGGTTCCTTCCGAGATTATTTGGGCAATTGCCGCTATCCGGGAATATGGTTGTAGAAAATATGGTGAATACGGAATGACACATTGGAAGAAAGTTGAAAAAGAAAGATACCGGGATGCCGCATATCGTCATTGGCTCAGATACCTAGAAAACCCTTCAGGAGTAGACCCGGAAAGCGGACTACCTCACCTTTGGCATTTAGCTTGTAACATAGCCTTCCTTTGCGAACTTGAGAAAGAGAATTGGAAGGATTTGAATTACAAATAATTCGACGGGAGTTTGTATAATATAAGGACAGAAAGCCTAGGGAGGGGGATTTGATTGATAAGAGATGACCAAGAGTTTATTGAACGCCGAATCGTTACAGGAATGATTGTTAGCACGGATTATCTTCAACGGATTCAGAAATTTTGGAATCCAGCTTTGTTAGAATCACCTGAATTGAAAATTGTAGCCGGTTGGTGTATGGAATATTTTCAAAAATACAAAAAAGCTCCCGATTCAAACATACAGGATTTATATATGGATGCGTTGAAGAAAGGATTGTCCAAGGCTGATGCAAGATACATAGAGGAATTGTTACAAGACCTCAGCGATGAATACGGTAGGGGAACTCAGTTCAACTCAGCATACCTATACGACAAGACTATCGAATATTTCAAAGCACGAGAAATCGAGAAGCACAATGAACAAGTCCAAGCACTCATTCAAGCGGGAGAAATCGAGAAAGCCGAGCAACTGGCGGTATCATTCCAACCGTCCATATTTGAAGATGAGAAGTTAGGTTTGGACTTGTCGAAGAAAAAGGAAACAATGGAAGCAATTGAACGAGCTTTCTCCAATGCCTATGCCCCGGTGGTAACGTATCCGGGTGCATTAGGCGAACTTTGGAATGACCAACTGATTAGAGGAGGATTTGTTGCATTACTTGCTCCAGAGAAACGAGGAAAAACTTTCATGCTGTTGGAGATAGGATTGAGAGCAATCCGTCAGAAGGCGAATGTAGCTTTCTTCGAGGCGGGTGATATGACCGAGGAACAAGTATTGAGAAGGATATGCATTTACATATCACAGCGTTCAGACAAGGAAAGGTATTGCGAAGAGCGTTTCCGCCCTGTTGGGGATTGTGTATTGAACCAGTTGGACTTGTGTGACAGAGAGGACAGAAATTGCGACCATGGAATTTTCGATGGCGTATCATTAGGTACATTTATGCAAACACCTCATCAATTTGTAAACTTGGAAGTGCTTCAACAGAAGTATGAAGAATACTCTGATTATGAGCCTTGCGACAGTTATGGTTGCACTGAGAGGAAAGGTGCGGTTTGGTTGAAGAAGGTAAAGAAGGGTAGACCACTTACAGTGGCTCAGGCTAAAAAGAATGTGAAGGAGTTTTTTGAAAGGTATAAACGCCGATTCAAGCTGATAACCTATCCCGCGGGAACTCTTACTGTCAGCGAAATCCGGCGGGTGTTAGACATCTGGGAAAGGCAGGACGGTTTTGTCCCGGATGTCATAATTATAGATTATGCTGACTTGATGTCAGCAGACGATGCGAAGGTTTCTGAATTTCGCCACAGGCAGGATTATATTTGGAAATCCTTGCGGGGATTATCGCAAGAGCGTCATGTATTGGTAGTCACTGCAACACAAGCAGATTCGGAGAGCTATGAGCGGAAAAGATTGACGATGAGTAACTTCAGCGAAGACAAGAGGAAGTTGTCTCATGTTACCGCGATGTATGGATTGAACCAAGACCCACAAGGTAGGGAAAAGAAATTAGGTATATTACGAATCAACGAAATCGTGGTGCGTGAAGGAGAATTCTCCAACGACAGAGAGGTTTGGGTTTTGCAAGACCTCGCCGCTGGTAGGCCATTTTTGGAAAGTTTTTTTCCATGATTGGGAAGAAAGAAGAAACTTTTTTTGAAAACCCTTCAAATAATTTTGAACCAAATTGTATAATAATATCAGAAGGGAAAGCTAATACTAAAACCAATACAAAATCAAATTAAAAAGGAGGATTTTTACAAATGGAAGTTAAAAGGGAAGACCTGATTAAAGCAGCGAAGGAGCTGAATGATGTCCTGGGGTTGGACCCCCAAATCAAGACGGGGAAGAAAGTTACAGACAAGGAATTGATGGAACAAATATTAGAGGCCGCTGATTTGCTTTTACCTGAGGATGATATTTCCGAGGAGACCATGAGAGTCATTAAACTCTTAAAGGATGAATCCGTTGAAGAAGAAGATGAGGAAATAGATGAGGAAGAACTGGAAGAAGAAGATGAGGAAATAGATGAGGAAGAACTGGAAGAAGAGGAAGAGGACGAGGTTGACGAAGAAGACGAAGAGGAAGAAGAAATGGAAGAGGATGACGCTGAAGATGTAGACGTTGAGGATGAAGATGAGCTTGAAGAAGAGGAAGAGGAAGAAGAACCCGCTCCAAAGAAAGAGAAAAAAGAACAGAAGGAACAAAAGCCGAAAGCGAAGAAAATCCCGCATGTTCAGACAACCTTGACCAGAGTTGCTGCCGCCGCTTTAGCAATCAAGAATTCAAAGAAACCTTTAACAATCGAGGAACTGGTCAAAGCCGCAGACGAGATGTATGTAAAGGAAGGCGGAAAGCCCAACTTGAAGGAAAGCCAATCCAATACAGTTAAAGCCCTTCATGCGTTGATTGCCTTTGGCGTAGTCGAGGAGAAAGATGGGGTAGTAAGGGTGAAGTAACATGAAAATTTATAAAGCAGCCCTGGGTATAAGGGGCGATATGCTATATTGCCCCTTGTGCCTTTATATCGACAGTTATTGGACGTGCGAACCTAATTGTGTTACGTGTTTTGCTCGACGTCTGAACCGAACTTGGGGGAATGATTTTAGGATTGCCGATGTAGAGGACATTAAGAAAAAACTATTGTCCAAAAAAGGTACGAGTCCTTTGCATCGGGCAATACAACAGCGGAAAACCCTCCGGTTAGGAAACCGGTCTGACCCATTCCAAAATTGCGAATTGAAATACAAAGTCTCCACGCAGATAGTAGAATTCCTCCGAGAACAGAATTGGGATACAGTTATTCAGACTAAATTCCCTCGGCGTGCTTACGAGTTGACAGGATTGGGTGAAAACTTTATAATGATGGCAGAGATTATGCCGGGATTGGAAGCCGATTGGGAATTGTTTGAGTACAAGAAAACTGAGAATCCAATTGAGCGTGTAAAAACGTTGGGGTTGTTGAAGAAGAAAGGATTTCGGGTTGGGGCCAACGGCGAACCTTTCATTCCCGGATATCATACGGTAGAACAATTCAAAGAAACTCTGAAGCTACTTAAATCACACGGAATTGACCGCTATAACACGTATAATCTACATATGAATGATTGGGTAGTAAAGAACCTCTTCAAGTTGGGATTGGACATTGAAAAGATTTACTACATGAATCAGGATAGGGAGTGGCGTAAAATCCTACAGAAATTGATTCAGATTGCCAGCGATTTGGGTGTGATATTAGGGTGTCCAGACTTTGTAAACAGCGGCTGGGAAAATGTTCAAAAAAGTAACACTTGCTGTGGGATAGACGTAAAAAATCCTTGTACATTTAACGCTCACCACTTCAAACTTGCGGTTCAACGAGGTAGAGACCCTAGAGATTGTTGGGATGGCGTTGGTAATTATGAGGAAGGCTTGAAGATTATCGAGGGAAAAATGAAAGAAATGTATACATTGAAGGACATTGTAAGAGAAAGGCTAGTGAGGAAGGAGTGAAAAGGAAAAATCCGCTTGGTATTAAATAATCGAAAAAGAAGGGAGAGAAGAACCATTAATGCCTTTAAGGAGTATCAAGAAATCCGAGAATTAGTGAGCCAAATTGTCCCGGGAACCCGTTCTTTCTTCCCCGCAAAACACAAAGGAGGACCTATAAAAGAAAAAGGGCGGAAAAAGAACTACTATCAATACAACCTATTGACTCGGCAATGGGAAAAGAAGGAAAGACTACTGGACACCGAACAAATCAACAGTTTTCTCGAAATCTCATTACGAGCCGCGGCTTGTCCCATGCCGTTTAATGCGGACGTTTGGGACGGTTTGAATTGTATTGCGGAGGGACAGAAAGTGAAAACCAAAAGAGGGGAAATTCCTATTGAGGAGGTAAGGCCTGGAGATGAAGTCTTAACCTTCAACGAAGTCACAGGAAAAATAGAGTGGAAAACAGTCGTCAATACCTCTAGGAGTATCCGGAGAGATTTGGTGGAGATAGAAACAGAAAAAGGAAAATTGTTAGTAACAGAAGACCACCCAGTATTCACTCAGCGGGGATGGGTCAGGGCTGGTGAGTTAACAGATGAGGACGTCCTGTATACCTACTAATACTACCGCTAACTTTTGTAAGTGCGGTTGTGGAACTCCCATTCCTCCGGGAAATACTTGGGTAAGAGGACACCACCGTCGAGGAGTAAAACACACCAAAGAGGCACGAGAGAAAATAAGCAAGGCGTTAAAGGGAAATACCCCTTGGAATAAAGGTATTCCAAGGACTGAGGAAGAAAGGCAGGCTATCAGTAGAGGAATATCTGAGGAGGAACGGAAAAGAAGGTCAGAAAGGACTAAAAAGGGCTGGGAGGAGGAGAAATATGACTTCATGTATGGAGAGACAAACCCGGCCTGCCGTCCAGAAGTTCGGGAGAAAATTGGAAACGCTTGGCGTGGACGTTCTCACGCCGAAGAAACAAAGGAGAAAATAAGAAAAGCCCGTTTGGGGAAACCAGGTAGGCCATTTCCAGAGAATCTTAAAAAGCTATTTTCCAAACGAATGAAAGAAGATAATCCGATGTATAGAAAAGAAGTTCTTGAAAAACATCCAGTATTGAATCACGGCCCAAAGTTTATTTCTGAAGGAGAAGATAAGGTTGCGAAGATATTACAAGATATGAAAATAAGTTATGAAAGGCAGAAACCTTTAAAGAAAGCTGTACGCGGATATTATATGTTAGACTTCTTTTTACCAGAGTACAATGTAATAATAGAGTTTGATGGACACCATTCCCACGTTGAGAATCCCGAAAGAGATAAAGAACGTGATGAGTATATTTTGAAAACATATGGATACCCTACATTGCGAATAAAACCTCTAGAATTGAACAATAGAAATAGACCTGATTTGATAGAAAAGATAAGGAGGTTTTTAAATGGAGGTAAAACCGGCGAAAATAAAGTCAATTAGAAAAGTTGTTCGGGAAACTGTTGTATATGATTTAACTGTTCAAGATAATCCGAATTTTTTCGTTGAAGGTCATCTGGTTCATAATTGTCCTTTCAGGTGTATTTACTGCTATGCTGATACCTTCCGAGCTAGTTTATACACCTCCTTTTTCGACAACTCCAAATCCATAGGGTTAAGACATTGTAACGCTGACTACTATAAGCGGGAAATCGACAAGATGCTACCACTTCGTGGAAAAGACCCTTATGGATTGTCAGGTATCCGAAAAGCGTTTGCGATGGAGATTCCAGTAAGGTTTGGAATTCGCTTTGAAGATTTCCACCCGTTGGAGCGAAAACACAAGGTCAGTCTTGAACTGTTGAAATACTTCAAGGAAATTGCTTACCCGGTCATGATCAACACTAAATCCGACCTAGTTGCCGAAGATGAATATGTAAGAGCGTTGGCAGAAAATCCAGCTGGTACTGCGGTTCATATCACTATTCTAACCACAAACGAAGAATTGACCAAGACGTTGGAGCCTGGAGCGCCCTCGTATGAACGGAGGATGAAAGCAGCAAAGGTATTACACGAGGCTGGAGTTAGAGTTGTCCCGAGGATTGAACCATATATGTTTTTGGTCAACGACACTGAGGACGATGTAAGGCGATACGCAGAAACCCTAGCAAAGATTGGAATAAAACACATGACCTTCGACACGTATTCTTATTCGGCTAATATTCCAGGTGTAAGGCAGAATTTCATGAATAGAAACCTCGATTTCGACCGAGTATTTATTGCAGGTTGTGATAGTCAGCTGCTAGGAAGCATCTTGTTGGAAAAGTATATGAACATATTCCGGGAATTCGGGATTTCCTGTTCTACCTTTGACCTCGGGAATGTTCCAACCAATGACCAAGATATTTGTTGCTCCGTTGGGGATTGGTTTAAAGGCGGTTGGAATTATGGATGTACGGTGATGGCCGTTCGGTTCATTACCAAGCATAAAGGAGAGCCAGTTACTTGGAGTATGTTTCGGGATTGGGTGTACGAACATGGTGGATTTCTTACTGAAGCCCTGGAACAAGAAGTCCACGAACTTTGGAATATTGAAGGGAGCAATATTGCTTACAGCGTTAGCTGGGGTGGCGGAATGGTACCGGTAGGATATGACCGCGATGGAATAGTGTGGTCATACATTCCGGAAGCGGATGAAAGAAAGGAGCTTATAGAATCTTTGAAAGCGAGGTTGAACAGATGAGCAAACAGAATGTGAGTGTAAACAAACGTATTGAAGGAATATTTGCGCAGGCAGTCGCTATGGATAACAGGGGAATCAAGAACATGATTCACTGTATCGACGATAACATATATGTGGTAAACTTTGATTACAGCATGATACTGAGGTTTTCCTTGAGGCGGAGTGAGGCAAGATTTGAGGTTCCGATTTCGTTCAATGCCAATGAATACGATTCTCCAAACTTCACTTTTGAGATTACTGGAAATGGAGGTAAAATCGTATTCCATACTGTGGAGAAAGAGTTTACTCGCAGAAAGATTTGTTATACAAAGGGCGTTTCTCCAAACGCAGAGGATATTGGCAGGTTGTATCGGGAGTTGAAGAGGAAAGCCGAACAATCAGAATATCTTTTTTACCTGTCTGCTGATTGTGTTCCATTGTTGGAAGAAGATTTATCTCACGTGGAAATATCAGTCGAAAACTCATCGTTGATATTGCGTCAACGCAATATCTATACTGGGACAATAGTTGAGGTTGAATCGAATGAAAAAGGATTCTTCACTGTGAATAGATTACCGAAGGAAATGCCGCCAATAGCCTTAAAAACAAAGGACTTTACCAGTCTGTTTAACATACAGAAGTCTCTTGCATTCATTCCTACCAATGACTTTCTGTTTGTCAGAGATCCGCAGAAAGAAGACTTTGATGGAGTACTAGCCTTGTGTAAATACGATATGATTATTAATTTATACAATGGTGAGAAAGGAGGAGGAGACGAAGATGGGAGGAAAGAGCAGGAAACGGGGACAAGTCAGCAAGAAGCTGATAGACCGTCTGTTAAGAGAATCGAAAGGCGGAGAAAGTAAGAAATCTGGACAATCCAAGAAGCAGAAGGGATTACTATGAAAGGGATTGACCAATACCTTGCGAGAGCTCACTGCCTGAGAATTATTCCTAACTTTTGGTTGACAAGGGAATATTTGTCTATTCAGCCGAACATAAAACTGGAAACAGACGGGAAGTTTATTTGGTTGCAGGAGGACGAATGGGCAGTATTCCCTCCTCTTCCCTTGAATCGTAAGGACTTTTCAGAACAACCACCAAAAGGGTTACGAATTTGGAGCGATTTCGTAAACTATTCAGTTGGCGAACCGATTCAATTTTTGGATTGGGAATATACATTCAACTCTACTAACTTTTTCGATATGATAGGCGGAAAATGGGAAGTGTTCCGGAAGAATTCGAGGAAATGGCCGAGAAGAAATGAAGGTTGTTGGACTTATACCACCGATGTTCCGCCGGTTCCTGAGATTAAATCATTGCTAATAAAATGGCTAGACAACAAGAAAGACGAAGAAATTGCTGACAGTGAATCGCTGATTTGGTTTACGTTCCACGGTTCAAACCGAGCTTTCTTAAAGCGAAAAGGCGAATTGGTCGGAATGAACGTATGGGATGAAAATGGAGATTGGTTGATATACCGATATTGTATAGCAGACCCTGAAGAGCGTTTCTTGGACGAATTCTTGCGGTTGTTATTCTATCAGAGTTTTCCGGGACGGTTGGTTATAGATGGCGGAGTACTGGACAATCCAGGCTTGGAAAGATTTAAGGATAAACTCAATCCCATACGCAAGAGACCGGTGTATACGAGAACAACATAAATAATTTTACTGTAAATTGTATAATAAATACAGAGAGGAGGGGTACAAAATGCCTGGTAGTAAAGAAAGATGGTCAGGAAAGGATTTGCGGGAATATGTAAAGCAAAACATTCCGGGAGCAATAGTAATCACGAGAAAACCAACTAACCATTATGCAATGGTAATAGACGAGAAAACAGGGAGAATCCTATATTGGGCCGAAAAAAACTTCAGCCTTATGGAACAGCTTACCTCACCAAAGGAAAGCGAAAAAGAGGAAGAAAATATCCAACCTCTGTTCAATATTCCACCGCAAGTTGACATAAATAATCTGTCTGAAATCCTTGCTATAAATGTTCTTTCATACCTCACTGAGTTGACAGAGCTAATGGGAGGTAGGAAATGCGCAATTAAATACGATGATGGAGGTTTTCCTACAAAAATAGTCTGCGGACCTATCGAATTCACTTCCGGAGGAAGGAAAATTAAAGGAAAATAAAATTAATTGAGAGGAGTGTTAAATAGTAGTAAAGAAGGAAAAAAGATAAAAAAAGGGGGAGGAACATGAAAAAGGAAAAATCGGTGAAAGAACTGTATGAAGTTCGTCCTATCCCTTTTGAATATGCCAGAGATTGGTGTTTAAAAAGACATTATGCTAAGAGGGTCCCTCAAATACTACAAGCATTTGGGTTGTATACTCAATCAGGGATGTTAGTGGGTTGTTGTACCTTCGGGCTTCCACCTAATTATGTTGAGGCGGAAGCGTGGAAACCATTTGAGCTTTGGGAACTGAACAGACTAATTGTTCAAGAAGGACTCCCACGAAACACCACGTCATTTTTCGTCAGCCAATGTTTAAAACGGATTGAAAAACCAAAGGTCATTATATCCTACGCTGACTTGGAATGGGGCCACTATGGCTATATATACCAAGCTACCAATTGGGTATTCACTGGTATATCTGGAAAGGGTCAAAATGTATACATTACCAAGAATGGGAGGGAAGTGCACCAGCGCCATGTAAGTCCAGAACGTAGAGAGCGAATGTTTGAAAAAGGCGTTTTTGTCGGGGTTAAGAAGACCAAAGGGAAAGCACGTTATTATTACTTTTGTGCAGATAAAAAAACCAAACAACAAATGTTACAAATGCTAAGATTCCCCATTTTACCTTATCCAAAAGGGGATCCCAAAAGGTACGATTCCAATCCTAAGAAGACGTCCCAATTTCAATTCTTTTAAAAATAGATTATTAATTAAGGAGGAGAAACCATGAAAGTCAATAAAGTTGAGCTTTTAGAAGCCTTAGCCAAGGTAAAGCCTGGATTGGCGAACAGGGAGTTGATTGAACAGTCGACGAGCTTCGCTTTCATCGGGGATAGAGTCGTCACATACAACGACGAAATTAGTGTATCCCATCCCGTCGAAGGATTGGAAAACATGAGAGGCGCCATAAAAGCAAAAACCCTGTACGAA